ATAAGCTCGTCCACTAGTTCGGGTGGTAGGTTCTCGTACTGCTGCATGAGCTGCTGTTCAGCGATTGCCGCTTTATATTCGGCCTCGGTGCGGATCGGTTTACCGTTCCACTCATAGCCCTGTTCTGAGATATAAGAATCGCGGGCTTCTTGTGCAGCTTCTTCTCTTGCTCTTGCGATCGCCCGTTCCTGGTTCATGCCCATTTGAGCGAATCGCTGAGCTTCTTCCAGAGTCAGTTCCCGCTCTTGTTTATCAAACTTGACCGGTATCTTAATCTCTGGCTGCGCTGGTTCGTCAGGTTCATCCGTAGACTCGTCGGCCGGTGTGGTATCCTCTGCCTCGGTCTCGGTATCCTGCTCACCTGTGTCGATGTCGTCATCTCCGAAGCCGAAATCGTCCTGTGGTAGGGACGTGTCGCTATCAGAGAAGCCGATATCTTCTTCGCCTTCTGCGAAGTGTTGAAGATTTAACTTAAGCATGTGTGCCTCCTGGCGGTATGGTAGCCGCCGCCCAGTTTATTGCCTTATGACAGGGCAGAATAAACAAAAGACGCCCTATGGTAGGAGCGCCTTTTATTTGGCTATCTTAGTCTTCCGTCGCAAACTGGGTGGGGGGATTCTTCAGTACGAAACCGCCAAAGATTGTTTTGGCCCCAGATAAAATCAATCATGGACTTTAATTCTTCAAACTGGTCAATTGTCAAGTGCATCCCCAGTCCGGACCCGTCTTTAATATCGACACCGTACATTGGTCCATTCTGATAAAAGTTAACCGAAATATTTCCGTTGCTGACCGTTTTAATCACGTTAACCCTCCTATTTTTTAGCTGTTGCCTGTGCCAGCGCTAACTTGCCGGCAATGTCGAGATGCTTCATAGCGGTGTCATGCTGCATCTTCTGCTGTGCGTCGTTGCGTTTGTGATGCGCGGCCTGCTCTGCCGCCTGCTGCGCCAGTAGCTGCTCCTGCATGGTCTGCTGCTGCATGCCTTGCTGCTGCTGCGCGGCCATTTGCTGTTGCTGCTGCATCATGGCTTGCTGCGCCTGTATTTTCTGCTGCAAATCGGCAATAAGTTCTTCCTTCTGCGGAATCATATCGGCCGGTTGGCGTTCCAGGTATTGAATGATATCGATATGACCTTGAGCAAGAAGGTTGTCCAATGTCTGACTGACTGCGATCTCAGACCAATACGAGCTCTCACCCACGTTGGCGCGGATATCGAGCCACAAATCCTTGAATTGCGAGAAATCATAGTCAACCATCTTCATTTGGATCGTTTGCTGTCCGGTCATCGGATCAACGACCGGCACTTCCTGCATCACAGGTCGCGGTCCGTAGTGCGTGCCCGCCATATCGAAGACGATACGCCCGATGTCTTCAATCCACTCGTAGAGATTGCTTTTTGGATTCTCTAACGGCACGGCTGCCGCCTTAGATACAGCAATGATGGCCGATGTGTTCTTCGGATCGACGTTACCAAGCGCGCCGTCAGAAGCGCCAAGCATCTCCTTGGTGTACTGCATCGCAATTTCAAGCACTTGCATGATTTGCGCTGACATATTGCCAGGCTGCAAGTACGTGGCGATGTTGGCGAGCGGCGTGTTGAGATCCGCACCACTTACACCGATGGCCGAGCCTACTGCATCGTCCCATTGCTCCAAGAGATCCGCGTTATACACGGCTTTAGGGAACGCGGTACGCATCAAGTGATACATCACGAACGCAAACATGCGATTTATGAAGATTTGGTTAGGCAACACGCCTGTCGCTATCGCTCGACCGTGATAGGTGCCCTTCTGTTTCTCCCAATTGTTGAACGCGACTGGATAGACGGAGAGCCCCAAGTCTTCATCTTTGAAGATATAAGCGCCTTCTGTGCTCTTGGAAGCTACGATCGTGTCGTATTCCTCGTCAAGTTCAGCGCCAGTTAGCTGGTCCACCGTTTTCTTGGTCTTCTTCACCTTGCGATAGACGATAATGTATTCGGCTTTGCCGGATTCGTCGCCCTCTACCTCGATTTTGCTATAGTTGCCCGGTGAATTTTCATAGTTCTTATCGGACTTGATGTCACTTGGGTTCTGTCCGTAATCCTCCGCTTCTTCTTGGAGCCGCTTCACGGTATCCCTGCCGCGTACAATGACATACGGCTGTACATCCATGCTGCTCGTGTTGGCGTTGCCCAGGAATACGTCGGTACCGTCGATGAGCTCGAAGCAAATATCGCCTTTAATCTCCGGCCGCATGCTGCCATATGGCTTTTTGGACTGGTCCCAATAGAAGTGCGCGGCCATATCACCAGATACAGCGGCGTCGAATAGCGCATCTTTAATGCGGAACTCCATTTTCCACTTTTCAAACAGGTTGTTTATGACCTTATTCGCGATTTCCGCACCGGCCGCGTCATTCTGCCTGCTCGGATCGGGATTATCCTTGTCATACATCATCGGTTCGAAGTGGATTTTTGCCTTGGAACTGGTCAAAGACGCCACAAAGAACGTGATAACGCGTTTGATGATGTTAAACACCGGCTTGGGCATGTCCGATTCCGGCAATCCTCTCCACTGGTTGCCTGCGAAGAAGTCCCAATTCGCGTTAACGGTCTCGTAATAGTTCGGGTCTTGGCTATTGTTGTACTTCACACCAGCTTCATAGAGCTGCCAATCCTTTGTCGGCGTATTAGCCAATTACTTCACCCCTTTCGCGCTTTCGCCTCGTTGTACGCCATCATCTCATCAAAACCTTTCTTTAGGCGTTTGGCCCGTTCGCGCTGCTCTTGGAGCTCTGCTTCGTCTTCATCCAGTTCGAACTCTACTGCAGGCTGCTTGGCCCGCTGGCCTGCCATGTATCCGCTAATGAATGCACAAAAAAAGGCCGTTACTGTTAACGCCCCTACTAGGAATTGCATATTTAGTTCACCTTTCTTTCCTCTAGTCTTCTTATACGCACTTCATGACGTGTTAAAAGGGAGTCCAAAGTTTTGATATATTCATTCTGATCGATAAGTTGTTGGTTAAGAATCCGAATCATTTCATTTACGTTTGTAAACAATTGTTTTAATTGCTCGTCCATATTCTCACCACCTCGTATAAGCGGCCATATTCGGCTTCCCGCCTGTCAGCTTCTTCACTGCTTTCGCGTGCTTCTCTTGCGGTGTTGGGTTGTCAGGGTCACTCTCATGCTTTTTGCGCTCCTTGAAGTGCAGCACCTCATCATTGAGCGCATACCTCACCGCGTCTATGCTGTGATTGTTCTTGTCGGGGTAGCCTGCTTTCCAATTGCCGTTCGCATCCTTGTCGAGCTCATACGTTAGGAACTCGCGTGCTGTCTCCGGGCACCGTGTATCGTCGATGATGATGGCTTCGAGGTCCTGGAGGAACTTCACGCCGTACTCGATACTATCCGGCCCTTTCTTGACTGCTCGAATCTTCCTCCCGTATTGCCGCAGCTCATGGTTTGACTTCGGCTCTGCTGAGTCGGCAGTAACCAATTCGTTATTCGTGTTTTCCTTCTCGATCTCTTGATTCAGCATGTGGTTACTCATACCGACTTTGTAAATCTCGAAGTAGATATATAATCGCTTGTGTTTACGGTCATAATGCATGACGTTGTAAGACACAGGGTCAATAGCATAACCGTAATCGAGTCCGCGCTTGATGTTGTAAAACTCTTTGATTTCCTCATCACTGATACGCCTAATCTGCACATTGTCGAACACTTCCCCGCCTGTGCCTGTTACTTCGCCCATATATTCATGCTCGTAGGCGCTCGGCTTGGTGTCTCTCAGGTGTTCCGCTTCTATGATGAACTGTTCACCCAGCCATTCACGCGGAACGCTTAAATAGGTGCTGTGGTGCGTCAAACGGTCATCCCGCGTCATCTGCACTTCTGCATTTACCCAGTTGTTTGCGCTCTTTGGCGGGTTATAGGAATAAAACACGCAATACTTAGGTCCACCGCGCATAAGCGATTGGTTAATCATCCGAACTTCTTCCATGCTAGCGAACTCATCAAGCTCCTCGTACCAGATGAACTTGGTGTAGCCGCGGCTGAACTTCATGGATTTGATCTTCTTCGGCTTATCCGCACCACGGAAGCGTATCTCCTGCCCTGTGGGCTTGTAGGTGATGACCAGCTTCGCCTCGGGTATCTCCCAATAATCCTCCACGCCAAGCGCCTCTATGGCCCAGGCAAGCTGCTCCATGACTGACTCGCGCAGTGTATCCTTGACCTTCCGCAGCACAACCGCGTTGGCGTTTGGGTCCTGCATCATGCCCAGGATGATCTCGGAAGCAACGAATGAGGATTTCGTACTTCCCCGGCCACCGGATAACCAATAATGGACATGATTGCCATCGTGTATATCCCAATGCACATCATAGAAGCTCGGGGCGATTACATTAGTTAGACTTACCTCGTGGGATGTCATTTTTGATTGTCACCCCAGTTTCGCCGCTGTGCTCGATTTCCTGCTTATCACGCCAGCCCATTTGCTTGAGGCTGAATATTGCCATAGCTGGGTTCAATGTGCCTTTCAGCGTCCCGATTTCAAGCGCAGCCTCTTTCTTATCGATGCACTTTTTTAATAGCGCAGAAAACTCTTGCCGATCGTATAACCAAACACGTGGGACATCGTTCTTATATGCAAATTCCGCAATGATGGGTATATCCGTTTCGTCGATATACTGAGCGAACTTCTGAACGAGTTCGAGCATATCCTGTTCCGGTATTTTTGGAGGTCGCCCTACTTTCGCCATAAACATTCACCCCTTATAATGACAAAAAGGAGCGCTCTCATTCGCTCCCTCATGCCAGATTGGCTGATCACAATAGCCGTAGCCTAATACCCTCAGACGGTACGTAAGCTAGTTCTCGTATTTGTATTTGTGCAGCGCTTTAGGCGCATGTCACTGTGATAAAACGTGGTCATGGG